TGGTCGATGACAACGATGGAAGTGGAGCCTCCGACTGCGGACACGCCCAACTTACCACTTGCTGTTCTTGTCACGGGCATGATGGCCTCGGGGCCTTTCTCCCCCATGACCCCGAAGCCTCCCGCGTGATTGAACAGCGTGGGGGAGGACACGATGCCTCCGGATGCGAACGCGGATATCAGGCCGCTTGAACCATAGATGTTTCCGAGGGCATTCGCGGTTACACCAGAGCCAGAGGCGGCTTTTTCACTTCGATCAGCATTTGCAGAGGCAATGCCCGAAACTACGGAGGTTCCTGCGGCAAGGGCTATGAGGCCCCAGCCTCGGGCGTCCTTCCCCATTGAGTTGATGAGTATGGTCAAGCCTGCGGAAAGGAACATTTGCGGAAGCTGCTTCAACAAGGATAGGCCGATATTGCCTATGGCTGCGGCAAAGTCGTCGGCTCCTGCGGCTCCGTTGACAAAGAGTTCGCCCATGGCGAAGAGGGCGTCGAGGCCGGAGTTGGCGGCGAGATCCCCTAATGCGCCTTTAAGGTTCTCCACAGCCTGATACATTTCTGCAAGTCTAGTTGCTTCCTCTTCAGCCCACCATGATTCCCCTTCGGGGAGAGCGGGGATAAGTTCCCACGGATTTCTTCTTGGAACTTCAGTAGCTCCGAAAGCCATCTCCCCCAAAGGGGTAGCGCTGGGGCCTCTGTTCATGGGAACAGGAAGAACATTATGACGGAGTCCTATATCAAGAAACTCTTGATTGCTACCAAAATCCACCATCTCACCGAGACTGGTTTCTGTGCGCCATGGGGTGTCCATGTCCCAGTCCCACCCCATCCCTTTCCCTTTGGCCGCAAGTCTGTCCATCTCTACTATAAAATCGAACAAAGGTTGCAGGAAAGCGTCGTTGATTCCTTGGAAGGCTATCCCGGCTTTGAAATCCGTGTCCTTCAAGGCAAGGAGGCTGGGAACGTATTCACGGGCGGAATCTGCAAGTTTTTGGTACATATCCGATTCAGACATGCCGAGGGCTATGCGGGTCTTCTCGTTGGAGTACATTTGGTTGTACTTGCTGAGATCCCTCATGGTAGCGTCTACTGCGGATTCTCTCCCTCCATAACGAAAGGTGGTGCCTTTGTCTCCTGCTCCTGCAGCGGGAGTACCCAGCCTGCTCAAAGCAATATCCGAAAGTTTGAACTGGTCTTCCTTGAGCTGAAAAAGTTCTTTCTGAAGGTCCTTCACATCTATGAACAAGTTGTACCGGAAATCTTTGGTAGTAAGGTCCATAAGCCGCCGTATTTCGGCGGCGCGCTTTTCTGTGTAAGCTATTGCTGCAGTTATATCCCCTTTGGCTCCTTCACTACCAAGCACAGCCTTGAGATTTGGGGCGTCTATCGTCCCGGGGGTGAGCACAGAAACGAATTTCTCCGCAGCAACCGTCAACAAGGGGAGCACAGAGGTGCCTATATCCGACAAAGCGAGTTTCCATGTATTCACTGCAATAGTAAGACGACCCTCGAAAGTATCCGCCATGGCTTCCGTGAATTTATAGAATCTTCCGCCTTCAGCGGTCAGCTTGGTAAGGGCAGCTTCGAATTCAGGAAGCCCTATCTCCCCTGCTCGGGTAAGCTCCCGTATCTTCATGGTAGTGGTGCCCATTACATCGGCGAGAGCTTCCATAATGGGGATACCGGCGTTTACAAACTGGTAAATGTCCTGCTGCATGGCCTTGCCTTGGCCACGTACCTGTCCATACACAAGGGCAAGATGCTCGAAATTCGAGCTGTTTCCTTGGGTGACATCCGCCAAGGTAAGCATGACATCTTTTACTTCTTTCGCGGAGAAACCAAAGCCAAGGAGCGTCCTTGTCGCTCTATCCATAGCAGAAACAGTGACAGGGATTTCTGTGCTCAATTTCTTTATATACAAAAGAAGATCCTCTCCTTCTACCTGTGTCGAGGTAAGAACGGAGTAGGATTTGGCCATAGTCTCCATGGCCGCTGCATTTTCCACCAACACTTTGGGTACAGCAGACAAGAGATTGTACAACGTCTGGAGACCGCGAACGACAAGGTAAGCTCCGGTGCCTAATCTGAGCATGGCTCCCAACACACCTTCCGCCCCTGTACGGGCATTCAGCAAGTTGGAGAACATATCAGTCCAGTCTTTCTGGGAGTTCCTTACTGTGGCTGCAGTCTTTTCGTGGGTAGAGGAAAGATTGCGCATTGCGGTAGCGTGTTTCTCCGCCACTTCGCCCATCTTGGCGTTGGCGGAGTAAAACTTGCGCATAACAGCATCGCTCGTGCCTACGGATCTTGCTGCCTTTTCGTGGGAAGTAGTAAGTTTCTGGAGTTTGGCAGAGTGAAGTTCAGTAGCCTCTGAGCTTCTCGTGGTTTGATCTGTAAGTTTCTGCTCCGCAACACCCGTGCCAAATACTGCAGTTTTCAGCTTTTCGAGTCGCTCTGCTGTGCGAATGAGCGCCGCGTCGAATCGTTCTATCTGCGCAATAGTGGGCTTCGCGGACATCCCCACAGCAGTGAGGGCTTGCTCAAAAGACTTTAACTGAGGGATTCCGCCGACTTTGGACTCTATAAGGAGGGAAGCATCCGCCATGTTATTCTCCCCCTAAATTATCCCTGCAGTCCTCTCTACTTCTCCTTCATGATCTCCCCGATCACCGAAGAAGCCGCCTGATCCATGGACAGTATAGCAGAAATCTCCACGGGCGTCAATTTGTATCCTGCCACGGTCTCGTAGGCCGCGATGTCCTGAAAGGAAACCCCTTCAGATCCTCTTAATCTTATGAATATGGTGAACAGATACTCGAAGCCCTCGGGGACCGGAACATCCTGTGCAAGCTGGTCATCCACACTTCCGCTATCCGCCCCCGAAGGCAGTTGCCTGCGGACAGAAGTGAGCGTGCTCCGCAGGGTGTTTCCGTCCTTCCTCGGGTAATCGAGGGTGAACTTGCCCCGAACCGCTTCTGTCAGCTCTTCGGTTCGGGCTTGATAAAATTGCTGCGGTACTTATAGTACTCAAGAACTTGCTCGCGGATCATGGGGACTTTGGTGTACAGCATCGTGGCGTTGGCTTTGTCGAATTTCAGCTCGTCCTTGCCCCAAGAGATGTTCTTCCAGTCCTTCGTGAGGCGTATGGCTCGGGCGACATCACGCTCCACACGCTCGGTGGCTTCTTTGTCAACAGGAAGGGGGGCTTCGGCTTTCTTGGTAGCAGCTCCTGCTGCGCGGGAGGCAAACATATCACCGAGCTTCCGGCTGTTCTCGCGCTCGGCTTCAATATCAATGCTCGCGGCTTCCTTGCTGTCGGGTCCGAGGACCTTGATTTGAGCGTCCAGGGGGTTGTTTTGTAAGTCGTTTACAACCATCCACGTGCCCTCGGCGCTAGACTCTTCGGTGTTGAAAGACTTGAAATCCATGTCGCTTCCTTTCTATGGAGAGAGGGGAATAAGGCTCCCCGTACGGAGAGTCAACAAACAATAAACTGACAACGCCGAAAGGAAATCCATGGCACTTCCTTTCTATGGAGAGAGGGGAATAAGGCTCCCCCGTATGGAGGAGCCTATTTGATTATGCAGGATCGAGCCTCGAAACACGCATGTTCGTAGTGGCCGCACCTTTGGTGTTGGCGGAAGGAGTCAGTTCAATCGCAGTCCATGTGACTTCCTGTATCACTTTCTTGGGGTCCGTGGTTTCCGTAAGTCCCATGATCTGAATGTTGGGCAGATCAAAAGCATACCCCATGCCCGCGCCTTGGGTGGTCAAAGTAGTGCCGAAATCCGGGTCCATCAACCGCACAGTGAGACCAAACTTCGTCTCCGCCCTGAACTTGGTCCAATAGCTATTGTCTGTAAGGAAGATGCTCATGGTTCCACTGATGACAGAGTTCCCTTTTCCAAGACCGTAGGGATATCGGGCACCCACAGGAAGCAGGGATTCGATGTCGTTGGTACCGTTGATTGTTAGTGCCGTGACTACCGCAACAGGAGTATTATCCTGCGTGATGTAGGCCAAAATGTCATTGGCAGTAAGGACGGAATTGGTGTCAGCCGCTACGATCGATGCTCCAGCGGCCACTGTTGAGTACACAGAAACATCAGTGGCTGCGGCGGCACGGGTATCTCCCTGCCCGAGCACACGGCCCATAAACTCGAAGGCTCCGGTAACTATGGAGTCGGGGTTGATGGTCAGGGAGAAGGTATTGGCGATGCATCCGATGGCCATCTTGACCTGAACGAGAGTAGCTGCGGTGTTGGTGAGAGTCTGCTCAAAAGCAAGGGATTTCACAGAGGTTCCAGGGGAGACATAGGCCATTCTGCGAATGACCACATCCGCATGGCCCGGAGTCGCGTGGGCCACCATAGTGGCATAGTTCGGGGTCACTATGGTGATGCTGGTATCGTTGACAAGGGCCGAAATTCGGTAGTACCCATTGTTACCCAAATCAGTTGTCAAGAAACCGGAGAGGCGTATCCATTGGCCTACTGCGAGGGTTCCGGTCTCTGTGACCGTAAGTAAGGTAGTGGCCGCAGGCGTCCCTACAATTACGTTTTGTGCCGCCATAGCTGCTTCAGCAGCAGTGAAGTCCGCACACATCCAACTTTCCAGAAAATCGTCGAACTGCATCGATCCTGCAGTATGCCCGCCCGAATAGGAAAGTTCGAAAGGAACCGACACAGCGGGTGTGTGGGCCCCAAGGCGCACGGATGTCAGGGCACGCCTGGTGTTCAATTCAGCAGTGGTAAGCTGCGTCCTTCCTTCACCGATGGAGGCGGCGGGAAGCTTTCTCACAGATGTGAATGCAGTTATGGGAACTGCCCAAGACGTTTCTTTACAATAGCCCAAATACGCGCCGGTCCCCTCGACTATCTCACCTGCCATGGTATTTCTCCTCTAGCTTATACACTATATTGCTCTGTAGGCTGGAAGCCTACCCTAGAAAGAATCAGGTCAAACAAAAGTATATCACGGAGAAGAGGTTATAGCAATACCCTGCTGTTCATTGTACTCTTTCAGATATTGCCAACGATGTTTTTTGTAGCTTTGCTTGTACCCTTTCAGACAGGCAACTAAACCGGAATAACACTTTGCGCCGGGGTCGTACTTCTCTGCAGCTTGCGCCAATGAGTCAAATACTTCCTTGGTATCCAAACAAACTACAGGGACTCCGTGAGTCTTTCTTTTATTCTCTCTGAACTTTGCTCTATCTTCCTCTGTAAAAGGATGCTCTATATGGTACATTTTGAGCGCGGCACTCAGTCTACCTCTCGCTTTGTCAGGATCAGAGAATTGTTCCCATCCGTAGCCTCCTCTTGCCATTCGTGTAGCTCTAGCTTTGGTGATCTGCTCCGCCGTAATATTTCGAACATTGGGATGGCTAAAGAACTTTTTTCTTTGCTCTTCCGTCCACTTTTTGCCTACGTTGGCAAGACGAAGTTTTTCTTTGCATTCGGGGGATCTTGGTATGCCTCTCTTCTTGGCTGCCGATTTTTCATTGGCCTCCGCAGACCGAATTCTTCCTTTGGAAGAACCGCAGGAGTCTGTCTTCAGATTATACCCAAACTTCGGATGTATGGAATTCGTGGCCCACATCCATCTCTCTTCCTTCAAAGAGAGATCCTCCGCAGTATCCGCGTAATCCACAACGAACCAAAAGAACGCCTCGGGACCGTGCTTGAATATTGAATTGTGAAATCTATTTGTGGAACGCTTCTTACCGTGCCACAGATGCGTAGCTTTACGCCTTTCCAGACGCATCGTGGTCTTCCCCACGTAATACTTTTGCGTAACAGTGTTAACCGCCGCGTAAATAATCCCATACGGCCTCACGTTCTCCTCAAGCATACACATCCGCCCAGAATTCCGCGCTTACGATAAGCCCGTACCACGAATCAGAAATTTTTGGAAAATGACGAATTCCCGGAGTCATCATATGTACATACTGTGTAGGCGCAGCCGTCGGATACCCAATCGAAGTCCCGCGCTTAAAAGCCGCCGCTATGGTGTTGGCCGCAACGAACCCCTCATACAATCCTGCCGGGTTTCCATCGACCTTAACCTTCGGGACCCGGATCGTAATCTGTAAAAATCCCTTGTGCCTATCTGCGGCTTGTGGGAAGAGGCCTGCGGCGACGGGTTGGGCGTATAAGATGTCTACGGAGTAGTTCATTTGCGTGACGGGGAAATCCACGCTGGGACCGTTAGGATATGAGGTATAGGCATCGTACCCCAAGGCGGAGAAGTGTGCAATCAGAGCGCCGTCGATATCAGATTGTTGCCCCATTCTTGGGCTCCTTTCTCTTGTCTATGAGGGGTGTAGGACGTTCGCTTCTATCCGCGTAACGCCAATGAAGGCCTCCAGAACATTTGTACTGTCCTTTACATACTTCGGATATAGAGGTGGCCCCCGTGGCTATCTGCGCCAGTTTCATTGTATCATAGTATACTCCGGTATCCAAACAAATAACAGGGGACACACGATCGTAAAAAGGGGTGAATTTTTCTCTGGTAGCCTGAGAGAACAGGGCACCTTTATGTGCGGCGGACATCCGTAATAGGGTTTCTTTTGATTGTTTTCTTCCTTTGTTTGCAATAGAGAGAAGTTCTCTAGCTTGTTTTGAAATTATCCTTCCTTTTAGTGCGGCAGACATTTTCATAATAGTTTCCTTTGAATGTTTTCGACCTTTCTGTGCTAGGGACATCTTTTCCCTAGCCTCCTTTGAAGGGTGTCTGCCTTTTTGCTGTTCTGACCTTCTTTTACATTCAGCGGAGGAAAAGCGAAAACCGAGTCTTTTCAGCCTCATTTTTTCTTTTGTTTCTTGTGAGTGCGCCATTCCTTTATTCCCTCCGAGGGAATCTGTTCTTAGGTTGTAACCAAATTTAGGGTGAATGGAATTCGTAGCCCACATCCATTGTTCTTCCTTATTACTTAATTCTTCCTTGCTATCCGCATAGTCTACAACAAACCAAGAAAAGGTCTCTGGGCCATGCTTGTGTATTGCGTTATGAAATCTATTTGCAGTAATCTTAGTGCCTCTCCACAAGTGAGCCATTTTTCTTTTCTTCACGTTTGTGGTTGTCTTTCCTATGTAATACTTTCCATTTTTTGTGTTTATTGCCGCGTATATTATTCCGTACATGGTATCTCCGCTCCTTTAACTTATTTCGAAGCAAGATACTTCCTTGCTTCCGATGCCACAATATCATCCCATTCTACTGCATGTACCCTCAAAAATCCAGAGGGGGCCTGAACTGAGAATCCTTCCGAAGTTGTGAGACCGCTCGTGGAGCTATGGGCGTACCATCCGTACTCAAGCATCCTTGCATATTCACTGTACAAAGAAGCAAATATGGACTCCCCTGCGGATGGTTGCCACCGGGCCGCAGCTTCCCGTACAGCAATCTTTGCCGCTTCTCCTGACCTGTCGTTGCGATGTACTTCGGAGGGTTCGGACCCTACCTCTGCATTCCAGTCGCCTTTCGCTACAATGTCGTCCCGATTCGAGGATTCGTCCACAGGAACGTTGTCTATGACGCGATCCATCAAAATTATGAAGCTCCTCCGCGCAACCTCATCCGGGATGCTCTTGAGCTTCAGCTTCATTGCGTCCAGTTGCAATAGAAATTGCCCAATATTGCTTTCCATTGCAAGTTTCCCCCGTCCATTCTTGCCTTATAGGACAAGCCAGAAGTACAGAAATAATGCTCCGTTGATTGCTCCTACAAAGAGAGCAAACAACAAATACTCCACCCTACGCCCTGCACTGAAGCGTCCACCCTACGCCCTGCACTGAAGCGTCCACATGATCGTAGTGACCACCCCTGTGGTCTCGTCCTCTCCTGGCTGTAAATTCTTTACCGAAACGATATTTAGAACGGTCGTTCCGAGCAAAAGT